CAATGGCACTAGAGAAGGGTCGCTTGAAATTACATTTATAGCATGGGTTAATGGGGCAAATATTGATACCCAACGCAACGAGATAATTGAGCGCATTGAAGAAGTTATCGATTTAGACAGAACTAGAAATGGTAATGCTAAATGGACACAAGTGCGTGATATTACAGTTGATTTTGATATCATTGAGCCCTTTGGTAAAGTAGAAATAACTACTGAAATTTATTATACATACACACGAGGTGAGTTATGAATAAAGTAACTTTAACTAACGGTGAGCGTGAAATCAAGGTTGGTGAAAATCAAGTAACAGCATGGAATAATGCAGGTTACAAGGTTAAATCAGACAAGATTTTACTCAAAGCCGTTAAGCAAAAGCCAATTAATAAGGAGAAAGACTAATGGCAACATATACAGGTCAAGACGGTAGTTTAACTATCGAAGGCGACGCGGTTGCAGAACTTCGTTCTTGGAGCATGGACTTAACAATCAATACTATTGAAAATACTGTTATGACGGCTGACACCAAAACTTTTAAGCAAGGCTTAAAGGAATGGTCAGGGTCTGCAGACATTTACTATAGTGCGACTGTTGCAGGTAACATTTTAGATTCAGTTAACACTGGTTCGGTAGCATTTATTGGCTACCCATCAACAGCAGGTACTGGTGACCCTAAAGTGTCAGGCAACATTCTAATTACTGGATTAAGTATTAATAGTACTTTAGAAGGTATGGTTGAAGCGAGTGTTTCGTTCCAAGGTACAGGCGATGTAACCATCGGCGTAGCGTAGCGCCTTAATAGCGTTAGTAACTCATTATGCCATTACCATTAATAGCAAGACTAGTTGCAGGAATCGGGTATAGATTATCGAAAGATAAGCCCACACCTACACTAGGCAAAGCACCTATTAAAGTGACAGGTCGGATAAAGACCAGTCCTAGTTTAAAAATCAAACTAGAAAAGGCACTTAATAGAAAGGTATCACGCATGATGGGTTATGCACATATGTCAGTAAAACCTTTGACACCAATTGATAGTGGTAAAGCACGAAGCAGTTGGCGCCTAACAGGCAAAGGTAAACATTCAAAATTAGTTAACACAGTTCCGTACGCAAAGCGTTTAGAGAACGGGTGGTCAGGGCAAAGACCAAATGGCATGTTAACTCAGTTAATTAGTAAAATACAGAGGAAGTTTAAATGAGCGTAATCGATAAAGTAACAAAACATTTCAATGAATCAGTTGACAACAACTTGAAAAAGTTTTATGTCAGCGAGTGGGATTTGGATGTGTACTACTACCCAACTTATTCGTTTAAAGACGAATCTAAGGTAATGCAAGCACAATCAGCAGGCAAAACAGTTGATGCATTAATTGAAACTATTATTGTTAAAGCAAGAGATGGTGAAGGTAAGCGCTTGTTCAAAGATGCAGATAGAAGTGCATTGATGAATGAAGCAGACCCAACAATTGTTATTAAAGTAGCAGGTGCAATTAACAACGGCGAAGTTAGTAGTGAGGAAATTGTAAAAAACTAAAAGCGAACATTGACTTATTTGTTCTAATGCAAATTTGCAAGGAACTGGGTCTTACACTACACCAAGGTATGGGATTGTCAATGTTCGAGATTAAATTATGGGTCGCTTACTTCAAGCAGGTAAACGAACTTGAAAGGGAGAGTTTAAATGCCAAGAAGTGACGCTACGCTAAAAATTGATGCTGATGTAAGAGGTGCGTCCAAAGCGATTACCAAACTTAACAAGGACTTAGGTGCTGTTAAGTTAAACGCTATGGTGAATCTAGGTAAAGCGGCACTTGGCGCTGGTAATTCCATGATTCAGACCAGTTATAGTTTCAAGCAAATGCAAACTGCATTGGATTCAGTATCAGGTTCATCTAAAAAAGGTGCCGAAGCATTTGATAACCTACTAACATTATCAGAAAATACACAGTTTACTGTATCTGATTTATCATCTGAATTTATTAAGTTAAAAGCCGCAGGTATTGAACCTACCAACGAGTTGATGATGACATTCGCAGATACTGCGGCTATCACAACAGACGGGTTAGGTACTATGACTGCAATGGCAGACATGTTAGCCCGTACAACAGCAGGTGGATTAGGTCTTGAAGATGTCAACAGACTAGCAGACCGTGGTGTTCCAGTGTTCAGAATACTAGAAGAACAACTTGGATTATCTCGTTTAGAAATTAGTGCATTTGGTAAGTCTGCTGAAGGTGCTAAACTAATCACTGATACTTTGTTTAAATCACTTAGCAAAGAATTCGGTGGTAATGCTGGGAAGAACGCAGACCATGTTGCTGTTGCATTACAAAATATGGGTGTGCAAGCAGACTTGTTATTAGTAGCAATAGGCGATACAGGCTTATTAACTGGTCTTACTTACCTAGTTGAAGGAATGACAGCAGTTGTTGAAATTGCACATGCTTTAACAGACGCAATATTCGGTGTTGAAGAAGCACTTGGTAAAAAGACAGCAGCACTCAAAAAAGCAACAACTAATACAGAAGCATTAGCAACTAAGCAAGAATGGCTCAATGGACTGAATCGAGAGAAAAAAGCAATTGATGAAGGCATTCTAAGTGTAAGTAAATCGCACGAAGAAGCATTGATTAAACAAATTGCACTTGCTGAAAAGGATTTGGCAATTGTAAAAGAACTAGTTGCTAATGGTGATGGCGAACTTGATTACATTAGAGCAAAAACTAATGTAACCAAGAACTCAACAACTGCATTAATTGAAAAGATTGAAGCCGTAAAAGCCCTTCGCACAGAAGAAGAAATCGGCAACGATTATACTTCGATGATTGAAGGTTTACGCACAGAAACAGAAATTATAAATGATGATTATCAATCTAAACTAGAAATACTAGACGAGTTCAATGGCATCAAAGCGCTAAAAGATTCTGAATACTTTGCTTTGAAAGAGAAACTTGAACAAGAGCACGGTACTAAAATTGCCGCAATACAGCAAGGTAACTTTGACGAGCAACTACAGTTGTTCCAAGATAACAAATTTGCTGAGTTAAATTTAAATAAGTTAACCGAAGAACAAATGCTTCAGTTTACAAAAGACGCAGGAGTAAGTGCGTTAGGTGCGTTAGCACAGCATAACAAAAAAGCATTTCAGATGAAGAAGGCATATGATATTGGTGTTGCACTAATGAACACCGCAATGGGTATTTCAAATGCATTATCACAATATCCGTTCCCATACAACCTAGCAATCGCGGCATTAATGGCAGTTCAAGGATATGCTCAAGTTCAAACAATTAGACAACAGCAGTATCAAGGTAGACAATTTGGTGGTACCACAACAGGTAATCAGCCATTCTTAGTTGGTGAGCGTGGACCTGAAGTGTTTACACCTGGTAGAACAGGTACTATTACGCCGAACGGCGCTAGTGGTGGTAAAAACATAAACATATCGTTTAACATCACTGCAACAGATGCTTCGGGATTTGATGATTTATTAACTAGCAGAAAGCCAATGATACTTGGTATGGTTAGACAAGCAGTACACGAACAACCTGCACTATTACAAGGATAAACTATGCCAACATTACCTATGCCACAAGAATTTAGAGAAATAGAAATTAACAGTGTATTTCCAGGTATGCGTGTTGATACAGACACGGGCAAATCGTACAGATTAAACTTCGGTACGCAATTCTTCACAATTCAAGTTACCTACCCACCGATGGATAGAAACGAAACTAGGCAGGTAATGGGCTTTATGCAAGGCATGCAAGGACATTTATCAGAGTTTGATTGTCCAATGGGTGTTTACAGTGATTCTGCAGGTGCTAGAGCAACATTAAGTGGACCTGCAGTCAAAACATTAACTGTTGGTGCAAGTGCTTCTGTAGGCGATAGTGCTATTACTTACAATAGTAATTGGACAAGCACTTATTACAATTCAGGTACAGATGGTGATTTTTTAGCAGTTGGTGATTATATTACTTTTAGCACTCACACTAAAGTTTATCAATTAACTGCAGTTACAAACCCTAGTGCTATTGGTGTTGGTGGATTTAGCATTAGTCCTAGTTTACAATTGCCAATTACAACAAGTGCAACTATCGATGTAATGGATGTAACCATGAAAGTGTTTTTAGACGGCGACACCATGGAATATTCAACAGGTACCAAAGGCTTTAGTCAGATAGCATTTAATTTAAAAGAAGATATCTAATGTCATTATTCAGTTCATCACAAGTAAATCAATTAGCAAGTGGCAAATTTCAAATTATAGATTTGTTGGACTTGCATCTGTTTAATCCATCTACTAGAACATACACCGACAGTTACTATTTGTCGACTCTACCAACCGATAGAGAATTTACTACTTCAACAGGCACTGAAATGTACTTAGGTGGGTTTTTAGTCAATCATAGTTTAACAAACACTAGTGATGAAGTTACTCGAAAAACTATTTCATTTACTTTATCAGGACTAAGTGCTACATTTGTATCAATGATTCAAGATAGTTTGCATTCTAATGCACCGTTTACCTTATATAAAGTGATTTTAGATGAAACTAACGCACCTATTGGCAACGGTGTGATTGTGTACAAGGGCAGAATACAATCAGGTAGTTTTGAAGTATCGCCCGCTAATTCAGCAGTACAACTACACGGCTCACATACATTGTACAATTTCAACAGAACCAATAATGTTAGTTCACATCAAGACAACTATATTGCTTGGTGCAAAACGAATAACATAACAACCTATGGTACTGAATTCGCGGACATTGATAAACAAATCGACATACCTTGGGGCCGAAAAGCATGATAGTACCAATGGGTTCACTAACAAGACAACTTGAACGATTACCTGCGATTTTTAATAAACAATACGGTTGGGATATTAAAATCGACAATCTTAAAATTGATATTTTAAAAGGTCGCAACGAATTGCATTTAATTGACAAAGACTTAGTTTTAATCGAGCGACAGTATCTACCAAATACAGAAATACCTATTATTATGTGTATTGTAGCACCACAATCAGGTAAAGACATAAGTAGTCTGTTGCTTGAAATTGCTAACAGAGATGGTTATAAGTGCTATGGTATTTACATACCAACCGCCTATGGCTGTAAAGTTGAAATACAGGAGATTGTCTAATGGGTTGGATTAAGTCAGCAGTAAAAAGTATTAAAAGAGCAGGCAAGAAGGTATACAAGAATGTAATAAAACCTGTTGTTAAAGCAGTTGTTGCTACTGTAACAGCACCTCTTGATTGGATAATGGATGCAATAACACCTAGCATGCCAGACATATCTACCGCTGGTGCCTCAGATGACCAAAAAGGCACGACGGTTAATAGTAGAGCAGGCGATGCGGTTATCCCAGTTGTTTACGGTGCACACAGCGCACACAATTTTGTCAAAATAGGTGGTATAGAAGCACATATTTCTGCATCGGGTACTGACAACAAATACCTGTACTTAACCTATGTTTTATGTCA